GTTTCGGTTAACGATAGTGTAATATAGAGGTCAGCCGCTTTACAATACGTCCGGTATCGTTCGAGGCTCTCCGGATCGATTCCACCAACGCCGAAGCCAACACCGTTTAATTGATTAGTACAAATATATTCGATAACATCAGCCGGATTAACATCTATTCCGTCGCCAGTATCACGTAAAAGGCCTTTAACTTCGAAATTGAGCTGAGGCACTCCACCGGACGATCCTAGATTCATAACTCCGGCAACATAACCCAAACCGGAATATGGCAATGCTTTTTCGGGATATTTTGATTGTGTGTAGCTCCACGGTTGCTGCTCAATTTCACCACGAAACAAAGTGAGATTTAGTGCTGATAGAGTAGTTTCTCCTTCCGAAGTCCATACTCGGTCGATATCAATCGGGCCCTCGGCTAATCCTAAAAGGACAGCTGCTTCATAGGTGTATGATGTGTTTTCGATTTTACCACCACCTTTTCCGGTGCGCTGAGTGTCAACGTGCGGAATAGCAGTAAAATCATAGTAATCTATAACATTACCCGAGATTCTGGCGGTACCAAAAACTATAGGTACTACTACACCATACGTCGCCTGGTTTATCTGAAATCCAGCCAGCTTGTCCTCGCTATATCGTACGGTTTTCCCACCCAAAATTATCGCCTCCGTTTAGGCCTGTAAAATCCAGTTAGTCGACTAGATCCGTCATTATAACATAATAAAGCCTCTCTAGCATCCGAGAGGATGACACCCATCCGAACATAGGAATGGATAACTTTCGGCCACTCAATTACAATGGCTGAATGACTAGAGCTTTTCCCAAATCTAAACATGGCAATATCTCCAGGCTGCGGCGTGTCGACCGGATCGCAATATTGCAAAATATATTCCAAATACCGTTCCTCGGCCCGATGCAGGTGGATTTCATGCGGATAATAGCCAGGATTACATTCACCGGGCTTGAGATAGCCGACATTTTCGTAAACACCAATCAAAAATTGCCCACAATCAACGCCGACGCCTTTTAGTTTAGCCCCTCTGTGGTATGGAGTTCCAAGCCATGTCATGGCTTCTTTAATTACTGCCTCTCGTAGTTCCTTATCCATTAGATAATCGTCTCCTTCAATGGAATGTAAGGAGTCGCTCTGTTCCTGTTAAAGTTGTTGAATTTACTCCGGCATGTTTCCGGGGTTTTGTCGCATCCAGGGTAAATCTTGAATGTGTCGCCGACAGCCGGAGAAGTATCAAGTGGTATCAGCATGATAATCCGTCCATTTGCTTGATAAGACGCTTGAATCGGTGCTGATACTCCTGACAATGCTCCAGACGTAAATTCAATGCCGCCTTGTTCAAAATAACCATCAGATCTGACAATAGTAGTGTTAAAATCTCGTATTCCGTTTACAGCCGTAATGGTTCCGGTTGTTATATAATCACTGATTTTTAATCCACAACCAGAATCATATAAAGCATAAGGACAATTTGGGTAATATTTTCGCAACGGATACTCAACATTAAGTTTTTGCACACCGGATTTTACTGACCATCTCATTTCCAGACCGCCGCCAGATTCAACGTCAATGTAGCCGCTAAACCATTCAATAACGCCGATTAAAATTAAATCGTTTTGAGGATTGATGGTATCATCGCCGCCGACAAAGCGAAGCAATAACCCTTCATCGAGATTGCTTGGATGGTCCAAAAAACACCGATAAAGAGTTAATTGTGCTTCGTCAAAACCACCATTATGAGCCACTTGCATCATCGGCGAACCGCCGATTTTATCCGCCTCATTACATGCAACAGTAACCGTCATTTTATCAACGGTTATGTTTGATGTTAATTTAGTTCGTGTCCGCTTGAAAATTGGTCCTTTGTGGCTAAAAACACGACCATCCTGCAGTTTTATAGTGCGGTCAAAAGCGGCATAACGGAAAACGAGACCACTTTTCAAAGTGATCTCATATAAATCACAGATTATAAACTCTTTCTTGCTATGCAGATATGCCATCAATTCGGGCGATACCTTTTTCATTTAACAGTCACCAACTTAACTGATTTTAGGCGATAAAAATTGTACCAGAAATGCTCCCAGGTCAAAGAATCATCAGCAAACGCTACACGCCAGTAATATTCACAAGATGCGGTTATAATCGAGCCGGCGGCAGGAGCAGAGAGAAATTCAATCAAACCATCTTCATATAATGTCACATTCGTTTTAACGTCGTCAACATAGACTTTTAGCGTTCCAGGAACAACATCAAGGATCGGCTCGTAAAATTGCCCACCTAAATCCCTTAAAAGTTGAAATCCGGTAGTAAATCCATCTCCGATTCCAATCAGAGAATTTTCGATTTTATAATCCTGGTCGTCTTTCCAAAGAAAAGTTCCAGCCTGTCCGCGCATTTTAGCAAAAAATCCAGCAACATAATCAATTTCCGCTGGGTTTAGGCAGGTGTAAGAACAGTTTAATTCATACTCTGGATATGACCAGCGAGAGAGCGTTTTACGTCTCCCGCTGGCAGATTTTTGTATTTCAGTGTTCCATTTTTGGGTTTTAGTTGAGTTCCACGCCATGCTAGGAGGACTAATAAATACAGGATAACTCATATTCATACCCCCACAGGCTCAAATTCGCGGTAAGCCTTACGCATCCAATCGATCATCACATTGCCGCCGCCATCGTCGAGCCAACGCCTAAAGGATTTGCTATCAATCGTCTGTATCGTTGGACTGAAAACAAAGTTCGACTGTGGTTCTTTCTTGTCCACCAAGCCGACTTTTTCGAAGTACCTCCGATTGAGCGGTATCACAGCCTCGCGGTATCGACCTTCGCCGATTTCGGCAATGGTTGGTCCGGTGGTGATACCACCTTCAGCAAGGGCCGGAATCCTTGCAAGCCCTTCGCTCAATGCCGTGGTCGCCGTGATTCCGGACATTGCCGGACCGGCATTAGCCCCCATCGTCGCCAACGACACCATAGCCGCCGCCGGTGCCCATGCGGCAGAAATAGATCCGGCTGTTGCAACTGAGGCAGCAGCTAACGTAGATTGCATGGTTTGTCCGAATACTTTCATCATAATTTGTGATGCCATCCACTTAGCGACCATTTGACCAATCATAGCCAAAACAGCATTTTTTAGGCTTTGCCATGCGTCGCCGATGGATTTTGCGTTATTGATAACGTCAACGAAAAAGTTTTCGAGACCGCTATAAAGTCCGCCCATAACTTCTGCCATGCGGTCCATAGTAGACCTATGGGTTTCTTCCCAGTATTGATAATATTGATCAATTAGAGCTTGACGGCCAACCAAATCTTGCTCAAATAATGCCCGTTCGCTATTCAATAAATTCATATAAGCCGAAATATCTCCGGCGTCACGCGCCTTTTGAAGCATATCATTCCACATATTCTTCCGCTTTTCATATTCATCCTCAAGAATTTTCAAGCGACGCTGGGAATATACAGCTTCGACGCGCTCTAAATCGCGCTGATAATTTTCGTTATAATCTTTTGTTTCTTCGAGCGCTTTGATTTGTTCGGCTTTCCAAATTTCAAGCTGTTCAAGTTCCGTTTTCGTGGTTTGTACCCATTCACGCTCAATAGATTCACTGATAGATTTAGCTTTATCCCTCAGGCGTTCAAGCTTGCGCTCTTCTTTTTCAGCCTTGTCCTCGGCTAGTTTCTGAGCTTTTGCGGCATAGGTCTCTTTCAATCGTTGTAAATCACGCTCATAATTTTCATTAGCCGCTTTGGATTTCTCTAATGCAGCTAATTGTTCCTGATACCAAATTTCGAGCCGCTCTTCCTCTGTTTTGGTCATCTGGACCCATTCGCGCTCGATGGATTCGCTGATACGTTTGGCTTCTTTTTGAAGTTTTTCAAATGCTCCTTCATCAACTCCGCCGCCGACCGAAATATTGCTTAATCCTTTAAATTCTTTTTGTAAATCCTTCGCGCCATCTCCAATCTCTTTAAAGCTGTTAAATAGCGATTTTGCAAAATTTTTTCCGCCATCAATCATTTTTTGCACGCCTTCGTTCATGTCGGCTTGAGCGGATTTCATGTTAGTGGTTGCGCGATTAAGATGGGCGTTCAATTGTTCGGTAAATCCGGCTAATGGATTTTGGACGCCTATTTTTTTAAAAACCCAATCAATAGCATTAAAAACTCCAGCTAACGCACCGTAAATGATAGTTTCAATAAGCGACCATGCCCATTTACAACTTCCAACGATATTCTGCCACAATCCGGAAAACAGCGTCGAAAGAGGTTCCCATCCTTTCCAAATGGCCCACGCTAAAAGACCGATACCAGCACCAATGCCAATAAATTTGAGCATAGGCACAACGGCAATTTTTAATGCTTGTGCGAATTTAACAAGCGCTAATGTAGCCGTGCCGCCAACTGCGCCGGCGAACGAAAAAACGGATGCTGTTACGTATGGAGGAACCAAATTTCTTAAAGCCTCATTTATTCCAACTTGCTCAACCGCGGCCTTAAAATCAACTAGTTGGTCGCGGATGTTTTGGAGGATTTTATTAATGCCCAACGCTTTTTCGAGTTCGGAACCAAAACTGGCCAAAATTTGCACGAAATTGGATTTAATAGTATCCCAAACAACCGGCGTTTCGTTGGCCATTTTTTCCATCATACCACGATAATCGTTCTGCATACCAAGCAAAATGGCATTGATGGCTGTTGTGGAATCAACCGCGCCTTTTTGGATCTGTTTCATCAATTGCGGCACCGAAACACCGAGATAATCGGCGAGATAATCATAAGCGTTGATTCCTGCTTCGGCAAGTTGCAATAATTCCTCTCCTTGTGCCCTGCCCTTTGCCTGAATTTGAGCGAGAGCTAAACTAATTCTCTCAACGCCTTCCGCACCTTTTCCAAGCGCCGCGCTGGCATCACCAACTACATTTAAAATCGGCACTACGTCCTGAGCCGCAAACTTAAATGCTAATAACCTTTGTGCGCCTTTTGAAAGACTTTCAAAATCCAAAGAGGATTGGTCGTCAAGTTTCCGTAAATCAGATAGCATTTGTTTTGCGCCTTCAGCACTTCCGGTTAATGTTTCAAAGGCCCGTTCGGTCATTTTTAATTTGCCAGCGGTCACAACTCCTGCAACACCCACAGCGCCAAGAGCAGCCGTAAATGCGCCTAATACACCAGCCGCCTTTTTCGAAAAAGAAAGAGCCTCCTGACCAAATGCTCTTTTAATTTGGCGTTGAGCAGCATTAAGTTCTTTTTGTAATCCACTGCTATCTCCGCCGATTTTTACAAGTAATTCAGCTATAGTCGCCAATTATATACCTCCTTTCTGGAGGGAATCTTTAAATATATCTTTTAAATACTCTTCATCCACTTTTTTATCGCGTTGCTTAGATGCTTGTCTAAGCGGCTTTAATAAATCCTTGGGTTGTATCGTTCGTTTTGCGACTTTGCCAGAAATGTTCATAAGATGAGAAACAAAATAGGCGGCTAACGCTTCTTGCTGTTCCTGCCGCCAAACAAACCCTTCATAGAGCTTATAAAACTCATGCGGCTGTAACTGTTCGAATTCCCACGGTTTTAATTCTAATGGTCCATACGCAATAGGTTCAGCCCATTCCACCCATTCGGCAAAACAGGAGACGGTTAATCCTCCCCCGTCTCCTTCTTCGCGTTTTTTGCCATCTTTTTCTCCTTTTTTGTTCCGCCAAAAATGCCCGTTGCCATAATCGCTTCGATAATTGGCAAGGCAATATCAGTTATGCTGCCTCCGCTTTCAAGATATTCCTCAATTTTTTCGGCATAATATTTGGGATCAGGTCTATGATGTTGTTGCATGCCGATTGCGAGTGCATTGATGCAAAAATTAATACTAATATCTTGTTCAGCGGCTATCCGCATAATCGACATTCCCATAGCTTTTTCAAGTTCGATGAGTCTCAAAATATCAAACATAATATATTGATTTTCGCCAAACAATTCAAAAGGTACTGATTTTTTCATAATAACAACTCCTTTTATATTTGTTATCGCTAATAGCGTTATTTTCAAAATTAAAGCCCCGGATTAACCGGGGCGTAAGTTTTATTCCTCAGGGTCAATCAAATCAGACAGAGCGCCGTTGCCCTCGAGTGTCCCGCTCAAAGAGGCTTCGCCGTCGTGCGGGGTTTCAATGGACAAATCGGTAATAGCGGCCCATCCAGTACGATACTTTTTGTTTGGATATTCAAATTTAACTTGAATTTCTTTCCCTTCGTTAAAAGCGGTTTCAAGAGCTTCAATGCCATCGTCGTTTAGTAAAACGAGTCCGTCTAAATCAATGGACCAGCCACGCAATCCAGCTTTGGACGATTTCCAGCCACCAGATGTTTTGTGACTAACATCGATACTATCGGCGTTCCGGCTCAATGAGCTTCCACGTTGTCCGCCAATCAACGTCCATGTAGGTACCGTGACGGTTCCGGTATTGACGTACAATAGATAATCTTTACCTACTGTTGCGTTAGACGTGCTTGGGTTATCCGGCAACGTCGCTGCAAACCGTTGTAAATCAAATTTTAGCATTTTATCTACCTCCTAAATTTTGAATTTTCGCAACAAAAGTAATGACGCCATGATAACCAGCCGTTTCCTCGGGAAAAGCCTCGAAGAAATCGACATCTTGACTCATGACGTTAAAGTTTTCTTCTGATAAATCAATGGGCCACGATGTCAAAACCGCTGTGACATCATTGGCAATTTCGTTGACCTCTTTTTTGCCTTCGTATTCACTCCAGATGTGGATTTGGAGTGAAATATCACAGATATCAGCCGTTTTATTTCCGGTTTGTTTACAGGTGAATGATCCAAGCGTTAAGTATGGCAATTTAGCATCGCTCGGCACATCGTCATAAACCGGAGTAGTCTGATATTGCGACAAAATAGAATAAACGCCCCGTTGAAGGGCGTTCATTGGAATTCTACGAACAATCAAGGTTTAACCGCCTCCTTGATACCCTTGATTAAATTGGGTTTCTCTTCTTCAAATGCGGGTCGCATAAACGGCCTTTCTCGACGTTTGGGAATGTCGGCTTTAGCAGCATAATACATGCCACCAATACCCAAACCGCCTTTCCAGGGAATCTTCAAGGCTTTTCTTTGCCTGGTGGGTTTAGTAACAGTTGCTTTTGCCCCAAATTCAACGAGATGTGCATATGGCTGTCGAGCGGCGATATATCCAGTGATGGTTTTGGCATCAAACCGAGTTGAGATTGATTTTTTAAGGTCGCCACTTAGGACCCGAACCCTTCGACGCGCTCCATCTCCGATGACTCTAGTGGATTTTTTAACTTGTTCTTCGACTTTCAAAGCGGTTTTACCATCGTAATATTTAATCTGCCGGACGGTTTCGCTCAGTTCCGGCACCGAAAAATTTACTCGAAATCCATATCCACGAGTCATTATTTCACGACCTCTCGACAGACCAAAACCGTTGTAGTTCGGTCATGGTCATAAGTATGTTCTACATCGAAAATGCGGCCTGCGTATAATACCCGCCATCCTTTTCGAACATCAGTTCGGCGCCGAATCGATATTTCGCGTGTCATGTCGCTGATAATCGTCCCAGTTTCTGGAACGGTTGCGAGTTTCGGTTTTGCAAATTTAGCCATCATCTTTGCGACTGTGACCCATTCTGATTTGAAACCTCCTTGCCCGTCCGGAGTGCGCTGATATTCCTGAAGTGTTATCAGATATTGTAGTTCTCCGGTTCTAATCATGTTAATTCGCCAACTTTCGCTCTCAACTGGCCAATCAGCCCAACAATTCCGGCATCATCAGCTTTTCCTATCAAACTTGGGTCATCAAACCACCGAACGAGTAAAACTCCTGCAGCCATTTTGGCTAACGGGTCAATCATCGTATAGGTATCAGTCAATATTCCCCAATCAAATCCTGTGGCATTTTTTAAAAATGCATCGACAGCCGGTAGAAACACAGAGATTACTTTTTCCGGCATCTCGTCTACTGTTAAATAATTCAGTAATTCAGCTGCCTCTTGCTGAGTTAAAATCATTTACTCCACCGCCCCGGGAGCCTCAGCTACTTTCTTCGTCTTTTTCGCTTCTGCTTTGGCTGTTTTAATTTTTACGTTCGGATCTAAATACCCACCATTCTGCAATTCTATGATCCTCTCTTGATCGTCCGATACATAAACAGAACCGACATTATAGGCTTTTTGGGTGTTCTTATCAATAAATGACTTTACGACAGCCACTTCCAATGTTCATCACCACCTCTTTTAAAAAGCAAAGAGGGAGAGCGCATTACTACTCTCCCTCCGCTCTACTATGATTAAGCAGCAGACGCCTTCTTAATCCGAAGGAATCCATTTTTGCTAACAACGTTTCCACCAAGGAAAATACTTCCTTTATGTGCAATCATGCCTTGCTTGAATTTATAGTCGGTAGACCGTTGAACATCCATATCGCTGAATACGCAAAGCATATAATTTGAAAGCGGACCATAGGCCATACAATACTCTCCAGCGGCGGTTCCAGCTGCGCTGAGAGGTTTACAGGCGCTATTAATGATGAATGGGATTCCATCAATGGTCCCAACATTACCGTTAGTTACAATATTATGGAATTTCTTTCCGTCAGCTGTGCGTAATTGCGAGAATTTTTTGAGATCAACTTTACTCAAAATCAATACCGCAGCGTCTTCTACGTCCTCATCACCGCCATAGCTGAAAATAATTTCGTCCAACGTATTGTTGTTAATTTCAGCCAATTCCAAATCTGTATTAGCGTCGATAGCAGTCGCTTTATCACTGAAAATACCAACGAGATGTCCGGTCGAACCGTCGCCGACAAGAATCTCGCGAGTAATCTTTTTCCTAGCTGCAATCCGAATCCCTTTAATGACCTCAGCATCGTAATCAGCAGCAGGCAATTTTTGAAGCTCTTCGGTATCCTCAGCATAAGCAGTAATCTTAGTTTTATTAATTTCCGCATATCCAAAAGTAGGTTCGGCAGTTGCATAATCGCCACCTTCAGAGGTGTAATCGCCAATTCCATAGCCTTTAATATAAGGTTGCTTAAAAGATTCACCGCCTGGAAGAGGTTTAATAAAGACGCGATCAAGTAAGCTAGAAACCTCATTGAAGGTCGGCCGAATATCTGTCGCCTGATGTTGAGGCAAGATAATTCCAGTCGTCGCAATAGTAACAGACCTATTTTCTTTTAAAGCTTTTCCGCGTTTTTCACTTTCTTCCCGCGCTTTCTTGTCGCGATCTTCCACCGGAACATCGGACACAACTTTAAACCCTTGTCCAGGTTGATAAACCCTCTGTTCCTGCTTCTGACACTCAACCGTATTTACAGCTTTGGTACGTTCATCCATTTCTTCGTCTGCACCTCCGCTCTTCTCGATGTCAGCGATCATCCCGCGCAGTTCGCTAATTTCATCATTAAGCTTTTCAATATCAGCGTGAATGGATCTCAGCTCATTCACATCTTCGCTTTTTTCAGATTTGGCAACCAGTGCCTGCCGTTGTTCTTCCTTTGCTTGTAAAAGTTTCATCAGTTTGTCTTTCATAATCAAATACCCCCTAAAATTCGATTTTTAATTTTTAATGCTTGGATTTGGTCGGCCTCCGCCTTCCGTTTCTCGCTCTCCAGCGATGCAGCCTCCGCCGCTTCTATTTCACGCTGAGCCTCCGCCCAACTACGTGCCGAAATTGAAGTGTCATCATAAGCCGGGATGTCAACTGCCGCAACATCCCACAACTTTTTGATTCTAATAATTTTTCGTGTATGAGTTTCACGATCATACGACTCTTCCTTAACCGTAAAAGCAAAGCTCATTTTGTCGATATCCCCACGTTTAATAAGTGTATAAAGGTCTCTTCCTGCAGTTGTCGGAGCCAATTTAGCCCGAATTAAAAGACCCTGGTCATCTTTGATGAGTTCCAGAGTCTTGTTTCTGGTCCGGGCCATAATCATTACATTATCGCTATGGTTGTACTTGAATGGGACATCCGATAAATCCGCTCCGTCTAATGCTCCGCGTTGAATCACTTCATAGTATTTAATCCCGTCGTAGCTCTCCCATAACAACGTTGGGGAATCATATACAACTGCCCTTCCTTCGACAATCATTTCATCAGAATCATCTTGAGGTTCTAAAGCCCTCAGCTCTATCATTCTAATTTCTCGCTTGGTTTTCATCGTCATCCTCCCCATTCATTACCTGTTTAAGTAATTTCGTTCATATTCTTTAACATAGTGTTCTTTAAGGATTTTAAATAATTCCTTACCAGTCGCCATTCTTGGTCCACTTGATTCCTGCAAAGTTAAAAATTCCTCTAAGATAGTCGCCTTCTCTCCACAAACCTCATATTCTGCTTCTTCCTTTGCGAATCGCTTAATAAGCATATTTTGAATGACTAACCATTCAGGAACATTTAACCCCTTGCTATAACTTTGAATTCTGCCCCAAAATGCAGGATCAAAATTTATCATCATCTGTAACGCTAAAACAACAAACTTACTTCTATTTAATCCTAAATCTTTCGCACGTTCATCAATTTTTTCTAGTGTTAATGTTTCTTTATTAAACTTAACTGATAAATTCTCTAATTCGCTCACTAACCTTACCTCCCTTTATAGCTTGTATTATTCTTCTGAAATTTGACTTGCGCCAGAATTGCTTAATTGATAACGGTCAATCAGCGCAACATTTACGTAGTTCAAACTTTGCAACCGTCTATCGCCATCTTCAAACGGTGAAATTCCAAACATTTCATTAATTTCATTTAGCGTCATTAGACCAGTATTTGTTGCGAGTTTCGCTAGTTCCAATTTGTCTTTCGTGCTGTAATAGTCTACTTTGTTGTAATAGCATTTAATCCGATGCCCAACGTCTTGCTCGCGAATAGTAAACAGGCAACTGGACATAGCTTGTTCGAATTCGATAATAAAATCTTCAATGCAGTTTTGGTAAAATGCGCTATGTTGTTCGCCGTTGTAATCGCCAGACAAAATTGCCTCAGAAATGCCGTATCGTTCTCTGATAATCGCTTTAAGGAATGTAAGCACTTCTCCTTTGATTTCGGCCGGCTTCATGTTAACCGGAGTAAATTCCCCAGATAAATCCGTGGCAATAATGCCAGCTTTACTTTCGAAGATATGTTCCTCGAATTTTTCTCGAGTGTCTTTCAGCTTATCAGCATCTACTAAGGATTTCGTGTGATATACTCCTGCAATCTTTAAGCTGCTTTCTAATGCTGCCGGTAAACCTTGTAGAACCTTGTCAAGTGTTGTAACCGATTTTAAGAGATCCTTAGTATCTGGTCGCCCATAATCATCTCCACCGCCAATAACAGTGTTTTTGCCCCTCCTCCATCGCAAATGAACCAATTCAGAATACGGCAAAATATCATAGGACCCATCCTGCCAATAAAATTTAATTTCCCAGACATTACCGTTCTCATCGGTTCCGATTTCGATTTGTGTCGGATTAAGCGGATAAAAAGCCAGGTATCGGCGGAACTGATTCCCATTGGCGTCTCTGACTGTTTCATACTGTGGATATATAAAACAATTGTGTGTTTTTCGCCTCAGCCACTCGCAACAAGCTAGAAAGTCTTTAGTTGACTGTAAAGGATTCGGTTTGAAACGAAAAAGCCGAGTAATGTCATCATTCAATTGCTTGACACTATTCGGCTTTTGAATTACTGATACGACGTTAATCTTTGATATTTCCGTCGCGATTCTGTCAATACAGTTATTGACGAAATCGCTTAGATAAACGTCCTGACCAAACGACGTAAATAAGGCAGTCTGGTTGTTAAAGATAGATACAATCGTTTTAAGTGTTTTGCGGTCTTTATACTGCTTTAATATGTTAGTGAGATAATTTAACACCACCTCAGTATCAACACCTTTCCAGGAATTCCGTTTTATAACGGCTAAATGTGGCGTATGCGATAATGAATCCCAATGCACCGTCAATCCTGTTTTTTGATTGACCTTGTAGTTTGATCGGCATTATTCGCCCGATATTATCCATCTTTAAACTGGTATTTTTAAGACACCATCGATCAATCGGGTTGTTGTTATAAACCAGCGTTTTATTCTTCAACGCTGATTCAACCAATCGCATAGGATTACTTAAACTGGCAAAATCCATAGAAATCCGTTCTAACACGTCTTCTCCGAAATATTCCGCATACAGTTTTTTAAATCCACTCGCGTGCCAGTTATCGAATCCGGTTTTAAATGGAATCATTTTATACTCTGTATAAAGAGAATAAAACCATCGAACCACTATTTCGGCATCGACTTCGTCACCCGGACAGATAGTGACTAATCCTTGTTTTGCCCATTCCCGATAATTTTTCTTTTCAGGATTCAGCCTGTTGACGGTCTCATCCTCCAAAATTGCATCCGCCTTCGTTTCCGGAATAAAATACATCGTCAAAGTGTAGGTTTTGCGTGTTTCTTTATCATAAAACAAGGCTTTTGCATTACAAAGGTCAGTTGTTTCAGCGTAATCTAATGCGCCAATATAATATTTCCCTTTAAACATCTCAACATCAAATGTTTCGTGATTGACAATGTCGGCCTCCGTCAGCCATGCCGTTGCCGCATTTTGTTTGATGTTGAAGTCTTTAGCTAAAACGAAGGTTCTTGTAGCAGCGTCTGTCTTGGCTTCTTCTATCTTTGACCGCAAATAACTCCATTTTTTAATTACACCCAGGCCAGGATTAGATTTTACCCATGTTGATTCATCCTGCCAAATTTCTTCTTCAGAATCCTGTGTGTATAGCCAAATTCGCCATCTTGGGCGTTCAAGTTCTCCTTTTAATACCTTTCGCGCATCAGCTAAACGATGGTCAAGATACCCGTCTTCTACAAAACCTTCCGTTGTCAGTTCAAAATATAATGGTTCATCCTGCGTCGACAATGCCTGCCGAATCGGTTCAATCGATGAGTTATCTTTCATTTCATGAACTTCATCGGACATGCCCACACGGATGTTTTTGCCCTCTTTTGCTCCGGTTCGAGCCGATATTTTTTTGATACTTCCTTTGTTTTGAAAACTGAATTTACCTTTCTTTTTTTGCTGTTTCGGATTACCAAAAAAAATGCCGCGGATATTTTTTCGTGTGACTTTCTCAAGCGACTTACTTTCCTCACGCATAGCGTTGATCGCTTGAAAAGCTATATCCGCCTGTTCATAGTCATTGGAATTACAGAGTATTTTGGTTCCCATTTCACCGCAGAAGAATTCTGCTAGACAAATAGCACTAATAAGTGGCGTTTTACCGTTCTTACGTGCTACCAAATATAGAACTTCTTGGATTAATCGAACATATCGCCCTATTTCCTCATCATAGATTTGGAAAATATAGATTGATTCAATAAATGCTTTTTGAAATAGTTCTAACACAAAAGGTTTTCCGGCATAGGGAGCCTCATAATGTTTGCATTGGGTTTCGATAAATCTAATTCGCTTTATCGCGTCACTAAAATCAATTTTTATGTCCGGATTTTCAAAATCATCCAGAATCCGGTCGAATTCCTGTTTTAATTCCTGGCCAACCAGAATCTCTCCTGACTCACATTTCATCATATATTGAATTAAATATGAATCAGGGTATTGGACAAATAATTTATTTAATCGATCTACTCGCATCATCACCACCACTTATTCGAACTCGGACAGACCGTCATCTTCCTCGTCATTAAGATTGCGCCCAAGTATCTGACTAAGCTTCGCGATATAATTTAAATAATTCGCCCGGACTTTTACGATCATACGGCTCACCGGCAGTTCTTTTTGCCTCAGTGGATTTTCCGGATCAACTTTAATTAAGCCGGATTGCTTTTTAACCTCATTGAGTTGATTCAGATCAACTCGCAATCGTGCCGCTTCCCAAATCGCTCCATCAATAAGGGCTAATTGTTTTTCATCAATTCCATCAAATAATGACTTGATTCTCTCGTATTCTTGGTTAATATCCATAGATTTCACCCGAAGTCAAAGTTTTTCGCTTTCCATCATCAGAAAAGTCAAAATTACCCCGTGCGTGAAAAAGAGGTGCCCCCGCCGGTCTGGCTT